CAGGCGCAGGAATACCACGACCGCCGACGTTCTGAACTTTGGCGGGCGCAGAAATTCGGAGAGCACACAATCACCTTTGATACGGCAGCGCTTGCATGGTGGAAAGAACTCGCCAGCGCCAAGCGCAGTGCAGAAACCGACCGCATTCGACTCAGGCGAGTCACCGAGGAATTCACAGGCGTGAACATAGCCACGATCAACACACCGGCTTTGGATGCCTTTGCCGTCAAGATCGCGCGCGAGGGAAGCAAGCCGAGCACCGTCAACAAAGTTTTGGCCGTGGCAAGCGGCATCCTTCGCCACTCCGCGCGCAAAGGGTGGCTCCCGGCAATGCCCGTGGTGCCATGGGCCAAGGTCAAGAAGGCCGATTACGAATGGCTTACCCAAGACGAAGCCGCGCGCCTTCTGGCGTTGTTGCCCGAGCACCTGGACACGCTAACCCGCTTTGCGCTGATGACCGGCCTGCGGCGCCAGAACGTCACTCATCTGGAATGGTCACGCGTTGACCTTGAGCGCCGCCAGTGCTGGATCAAGGCCGAGGACAGCAAGAACGGCCGGCCGCTCGCCATACCTCTGAATACGGATGCCGTAGCCGTTCTCCAAGCCCAGCAGGGCAAGCACATGCGCTGGTGCTTCCCTTACCGTGGCAAGGCCGTGATGCACACCACCACCAAGGCTTGGAAACGCGCCGTGGAAGCGATAGGCAGGCCCATGGTGACGTTCCACGACATGCGGCACACGTGGGCGTCATGGCACATCCAGAACGGCACAAAGTTGGAAGAACTGCAACGGCTGGGCGGATGGGAAACCTTGTCGATGGTGATGGTGTACGCGCATCACGCGGAAGGGTTTGCCGACGCCAAGGCTGGCAATGTGTCCCTACCGAATTTCCTACCGGCCAGCGACGAGGTATTGAATCAGGACTTTGCCGATGTGACGCAAGCCGATGATTTGACAGGTAAAAAAATGGGGTGGCTGATGGGACTCGAACCCACGACAACTGGAATCACAAGCCCCATAGCGCGAAAGAAAGCCGCATGAAAACAATCACTTACGGCGTGCGCGATGCAGGAAACGACGCGTCAGGACGCCACAAAACGCCGCGGGTTGCAACGGGATTACTACCGGGCGCAAGTATGTCTCTTTACTGCTGCGCCTGCCGTGCCGATGTGCCCGCGCGCCTGACCGATGGCGGAGAGATTTACCCGCACCGGGCAGACCTTGCCGACCTCCCGTTCTGGAAGTGCGACGCCTGCAACAACTTTGTTGGCTGTCACCACCAAACCAAAAACAGGACGCATCCGCTTGGGTGCATACCATCCCCAGAAATCAAGAACGCGCGCAAGGAAAATCCATAAAAGCGGTGGCATTCCTGTGGTCTACTACTTAATTGAACGAGATAATTCTACCCATCTGTCGCTTATTGATGCTGGTATTTTACGCATCGTCACAACGGAATAGGTTGTGGGCGTCACGTTTACGGAGCCGGTGAGCATAAACGTTACTGAATGCACGAGAGTCGTGTTGCCGTTCGTGAAAACTAAATGAACGATCTGATCGTCACTTGCATCATCGAGCGTTGTTATGCTGGTTGCGCCGGTATTTGACAGCAACAGGGAGCCGATTTTGTCCACCGAGGGTGTTGTATCTCCATCAGCTGCCGCGCTGGAAAGAGATCGAAACTCTTGAATAGCAAAGCCGCCTGCATCAGACACACGAGCGATGTCAGTAAGCCCATCGCTCGCCATGAAACGAAGTCCAACATCATCTTGCCAGAACAAAAAAGGCATCGACACTTCATTATTAGATGAGTTTGTTGGATAGCCTTTTATAGAAACCCTTTTACTAGTGCCGGTCGCTCGCAAATCCATCACGTAATTGCCGCTTGGATCGGTTGGCGCTACCTTGTGTGTGAAAGTAGACCCAAGCGCACCGTTGCCTATTAGCCAACGCCCGTACTGGTCAACTAAAAAAATAGAACGGTCAGCCGAGTCTAGGTATGTCCATGACACGCCGCCATCGCTTGAGGTGCCGCTGGAATGTGTTGGCGGTGTTGCCCCCGTGGTGCCCGCCCCGGTGCTAACGTAGTGCTTATCATCGTTTTCCCGGTACACTCCAGCGCCGGAAATAACTTGTCCAGATGCCCAGCGTTCATACCGACCTGCGATAGAAAGCCACGGCGCAAGTAATCGCACACCCCAAGACCAAAAATCACCTCCGCTCTCCTTGCGAAACTGCTGTATGGCTGCCCCTCTAAAGCCGCGCTTATCCGCAGCGCCTAAAGCAAACTGTCCGACGCTCCATAACAAGGATGCGAGTCTGTTTGTGGCTGACGTGGTTCCAGCAGTTCCGAAGTTATTGAGGTTTACTACCGCATGGTGCCCACTGTCCACAGACCAATGAGTATCATCCGGCGCGGAATCTTTCGATACGACCCCAAAGTGCTTGGTGCTTTCACCCGCAGCAGAAAAGTCATTGATGCCGCTGAAATCAATGAACACGACATCATCCGGCAAAGTCGCCTGACTGAGTAATGATGCCCTGTCATATTTCACGTTAGGGGGGATGATGAATGTCTTTTTCCCACTGTTAACAGCAGCGTCAAGTATCGTTGCGGTGTTATCTGTAGTTCCATCGGCAACAACCCCTGTAAAGTCTGTTACCGATGTTAGATCGGTGCGCAACTTTTCTTTTAGGTTACGCTGAACGCCGCCCGTAGCGGTGTGCGTTGTGGATACCAGCGCGGCGTCTGTCGCTGTGCCCGTTCCTTCGACAAGTATCGGCTGGTTGTCCTCGTCGAAGTTGATGTACTTCCCGAAGCGGTTGGCGGGTAGCATCATGTTCCCGCTAGCCGAGTCGCCAGGCGCAACGCGTAAACTTACGGCGTCCACAACCTGCATCATTAGCCATAAGCGATCAAAATCAGGGTTTACATTGTCCGCGTTCCAGTCGCCAAATTGCTGATAATCTTGCTCTCGAAGAAGCCGCAATTTCCGGTAAATGATGACAACATCACCATTTGTTGGCGCAACGGAAAACGTCACATTGCCGCCAGATACTTGCCCCACCCCTGAAACCGTGAAGCCAGAAGTCTGCTCGACGTTATCGACTTTTACGCCAATATCCTCGTCATCCTCGATCTTGAAGGTGTAAGGGAAAACCGTGGTTACACCGTTCGCCGTGGCGGACGTTATAGGGGTCTGTACTGGGGCTGTCATCGGCTTGCCTCTGCTGGTTTGCGTGCCAGAAGTGTGCCTTTGGTGCCCTGTCGGTTTCCCGACTTATCGCACGAATTCGGCCTCGTGAACGTCGCCAGCCGGCCGCCAGTGCGCCCGATCCGGCGCCCGCTCGCTGTCCCGGATATGCACCTTGATCCGCTCCGGCGTGTCGGTGATAGCCGCTGCCGACGCGTCAACGTAGTCGTCCGCCTGATTCTGGGTTTCCGGGTTAAAGTCCTTCATCTGATCCCAGATTGGGCCGTCCAGCACATCCACGTGTGCCCACAGCATGCCCGCCGACATGACCGGCTCAAACGCCTCCAGGATGCGCTTGTTCTTGTTGGCGATACTTGGCTCCTCGGCCACGCCGCACGCAATCTTGCGCTGTTTCATGCACGCCTTGAGCATGGCGGGCGCGAACACTCCGGCGCCGTTGTTCTCCACCACCACCCGCGGCACGTGGAACCGCTCCACCATGTCGCAAATCTGCCACACCTGCCCGCCGGTAAAGCGCCCGGCTTTGTCCGTTTCCACGATCTCGCCCGTGAGCGCCTCCACCCGGTGCAGGTAGCGCCTCCCGTAATCGTCCTGCAAAAGCAGGGCAACGGCCGAAACGTCGCTGTTGAGCTTGGCCGAAGATGGATCCCAGCGCATGGCCATCCCCGCGATACGCGCGCTGCCCAGCCACATTGAGGCCGTCTTGTTGGCGTACCTGATGACCGGCTCGACGTTGTACGGGATGATGCGCTCCGGGTCTAGGCGGGTTTCACCGATGGGCTTGGCCTCAAGCTGGTATTGGCTGTCCCAAGCGTTGAGCGTACGCGTCTCCTTGCGCTTAAGCTCGATTTCCTCGCGGGTGAACCGCTCCGGCCAGGCGCACAAGCTGCAAATGTCGATCACCATTTTTGGCGGGGTGTGGAACTCGATGCCGTTGGCGTTGCGCCGGTAGTCGATGCCCTCCACCATCATTCGAGCGAATTTGCCAATACCGGCCAGCACGTACAGCCCATCACCTCCCACCGGGTGCGAGTAGGCGTACCGCGTCTTTGTGTCGGTCTGCTCGTAGCGCACCATGTGCTCAAACAACGGGATTTTGAGCAAGTCCGCGCCCCCTTCGATCTGTTCCGTGTAGATGCTGTCGTGCGTGTGTGGCGTGCCTACGAATGTCTTTTGCCAGTCCACCGTAAGGATGTGGGTAGACTCCTCGATTTTCTGGCGCAGGTTCAGCCGCGACTCGGCTTTTTTGATGTTCTTCGGCACTTCAATATCGTCGAAGTCCGCATCGTCCGCGCGCGAGCCGGTGGCGTTGCTGTTCACGCCCACCGCCTCCATGCTTGGGTTTCTGGCGTCGCCAGCACCCACCACCCAAAACGACATGGCCCCCGGCCTGCCCGGTGGCAGCATGCCCACGCAAAGCGGATGCCTGCGCAATACGTTCAGGGTGTCGCGCGTCAGCTTGCCCGCCAGCTTATCGTCGGCGGCGTAGATCAAAGAGCGGTTATTGCGGTTGCGATATAGCTTGTATGCCTTCCACACCGCGTAAATGGTGGATTTTGCAGCGCCGCGGAACACCATCAGCACGCGCACCCGCGCCTTGCAGGTGTCCAGCCATTGGCATATACGCACATGCAGCAGCGGGACTTTCCAGCCTTGCAGCCGTGCCCACATGATGAAGAAGGTCAGAAACGAGACTTCACGATTTGCCATGTACGTGCCGGTCAAAGGCAGCCTTTTTTGTGGTGCGCTGCAAGGAATCCAGCAGCTTTGTCGCGTCCTTCTCGGCGGCCTTTATCTCGGCGTCAAGCAGGTTTTCCGATGCCGGGTCATCATTGCCCAGCCCCGCGCCTGCGGGCGTTTTGGACGTGTGCGCCAGGTTATCCATTCGGCAAATAAGCGACAGCGTGGCCACGGCATTTTTCTTGCACCAGTAGCGATCACCGCGCGTTTGCTGATCCATCTCGGCTGGCAGCACGTCATGCCCAGGCCAGTTTTCCGGCTCTGCCTCCTGCACAAAAACATCCACGAGGCGGGCGGACAGGTCTTGTAGTTTGCTGTATTGGTCGGGCCTCATATTCCCTTTCCTGTAGAATTCAAAGAATGCCACTGCCCGTCACCCTCGCCGCCGCCCTGCTGATCTTCGGCAGCGCGTGCGCGGCTGCGTTTGCACTGTCGTACCCGGTGCTTGAATGGGCGGGAAATCAGCGTTCCGACTTTGCCGCCACCATCGCCGTGTTTTGGTGTGTCGCCGTGTTCGCGGCGTGCATGGTCTGCGGCTTCCGCGTGCTGTTCCGGTACGCGCGATGGGAAACTGAGCGGGAACGCGGGCAGCATCAGCGCGCCACCTCCGAAGGCCGCAACCAGAATTCCTGATTGTTTTCCTTCTGTATGCGCGCTTCCATGCGCCGCAGGTATCCGGGGTTCATCGCCTCCTGTATCTCGTACAAAACCAAGTAATCCAGCGCGGGCTTGACGTAAAACAGATTCACAAACGGCGTATTGCTGACTACCGTTTTCATCGCGCTACTCGCCACGTCATCCCCGTTCATCAAGCGTGCGCGCAGTTCGTCAATATCGGCAACCGTCGAAAGGACTGGCCCGCCCAGCGTCTCCAGCAGTGAGCGCCCGAAACGCGAGGATTCACCCAGCACGAAATCGCCATAGATGCCCATGGCGCCGCCCTGCATCATCGCCGCCCCCATGGTCTTGGGCGAGAGTGGATCGCGCGGCTCCCGGCCTTTGAGCAAGTCCTTGATGCTCATGGCGGCGTAACCAAAAAGCGTGGTGTACAGCACCAGTTGTGCAATGCCGGTAAATTCCGTCATCCCGGCCTGTCGCGCCGTGTCCGCACCGTAGCCGTAAAGTTCGCGCCCGAATACCTTGTGCATCAGGGCCGTGGGAAAGCTCTTGAACTGCGAGATGTACCGCAGTAGCTCACCTTCGACGGTGCCCGGCTGCGTGCCGCGTTGCAGCCACCAGCGCGAGCGCGCATCGGGTTCGATCACGGCATGGTGCGCGCGGTCGATGTAGAAGCTGCGCAAGGATGCCGCGAGGTCTGCGCGCAGGTTTTCTGCGGCTCGCTCGCTGGCTGGTAGGCCTTTGCTGGCAAGGTAGGCCGTCAGATCGGCCCGGCTCACCGCCTGCATCCCCTCTGGCGTCAGGTATGGCCGGTCATCGGCCAGCTTCACCCCGGACTGTCGCAGCAAATCCCACTTGCCGGAATCAATGCCGTAAAGCGACAGCGTGCGCGCCGCGCTTTCGGGTAGGCCGTCCCATGCCTTGCCCGCCTGCAACGCCATGTAGTGCGCGCTCGACAGGGCTGACGCGGATCGCAGGCTTTCCGTCCACCAGGTCAGCCCGTTCATGCGGAAAAACTTCTGCATTGCCCACGTCATGCCCTTTCCGGTCAGGTCTTGGGCGTCGAAGCGCGCGAATACCTCTCCCAGCATGGACTCATGGAACACACCCAGTGATGCCAGCATGTCAGCTTGCTCGCCCTTGGGCCTACCCTGCAATACGCCGCCAATGGCCTCGGTGATACCCGACAGAAACCCCTTGCCCTGAGCATACCGAACCTCTGACGCGTAAACAGGCACGTCCGTTATCGAAGTAATGACAGCGCCGCCCAGCTTGCTTATCGACTGCCACGCGCGCAGGTTCGCCCCCACCTTGGCTGCGGTGGCGTTACCCGGAATGCTTGCGCGCCCATCCACGTGCGCCAGCATGTCGATTACCTGCCGCTGCATGTCGGAGAACTGGCCGCGCTCCTGCCCCTTGAGCGTATCCGCCACGCGCGACATTGCCGCCTCAAGGTTCGCTTGCGGGTTGGTGCCCAGCACTTTCATGATACCGGCCTGCTTTGCCGCAGACTGCAGCCCGGTCAACACCGCCTCATTGAGATTGCCGACGCCAAATTTCGCGTTGTAGTCAAACCACGCATCAGCATCCAGAAAGTGCAGCGTGCGCGATTGGGACGCGCGCTTGGCGATGTTCGATGGCCCCTTGAACCCCGCCATTTCCGCGCCGGGTATGGCGTTCATGTGGTCGCCGCTCGACAGGTCATCGAACACGCCGCGCAGGAAAGCATCGCGGTTCAATTCGGGGTTTTCGGATTCGATGCGCCGCCAGTCCAGGCGCGGCTCGATCTCCCCGCGCCACTGGTCGAAACCAGCGGCGTGAATCTTGTACATGTCGTGAGACTGGCGGACGATGTAGCCCTCGAGCTTGCCGATCCACGAGCCGAAGCGGTTTCGGGTCAGGCGTGACGCCTCTTGGTAGGTGTGCACGATCTTGGCGATGTCTACGGCCTGATCCGCCAGCCCGCGCATATCCGGCGTGTCCTTGCCCAACTGCCACAGCGCGCGGGCAATGTCTCTGTCCATAGCGCCAGCCGTAAACACCTCGCGCAGCCCGGCCTTGTCCAGATCGTGCGCCAGTGCGCCGATCCACTCCCCGGCGAACTGCTTCTGTTCGGCAGCGGCCGATGCGCGCCCGCCCACCTTTAGCCGTTCGGTGCCCGCCACCAGCGCAAAAGCGCCCTCACGGAAGCCTTTGGCCGTGGCCGGGAATTGACGGATGAACGACTCGGCGCGCATGCGCACTTGCAAATTCAGGTACGCGTTTCGTTTCTCGATCACGGCAGCGATCTTCATGCCGTTGTAAACGTCATCGGCTGCGGCCATTGCCGGGTCTTGCAGGCTGTCGGCTTTGATCCCGGATTCACGCTCTCGCTTGGCCGCGCGCAGTTCAGTAATCAGGCGCTCAAGCTCGCCGTCCGTAAGGTCTGGAACAGCCTTTACCATCACTTCTTCGCATGCGCTACGGGCCATCACGCCACCCCGCAGGCAGCGCCCGCACGCAGGGCTTTTGAGTAGGCTTCCGCGCGCTGTATCGCTGCGTCGTACGGCTTCAATTCGTCCAGCAAGTCACGCATACCCAGCGCCTCCGCCATTACCTTTGTCTGTTCCACGTGAAACGCCATTTCTTCGTCTGCCGATTTCACATCCGCTGGCTTGGATGTCGCCGCCTGCGCGTGTGCGGCTGCGCTGGCTTTTGGCTCGTGCGCCATGTAAGGCGCGCTTTGAGCGGCGGCGCGTGCACCGGCCACGGCCTGCTGTTCGGTCGAGCCGGTAAGCTGGCGAATGCTGGGGTCTACGGCCAGCAGTGAATCCACGGTGATTTGCCGCCCCTCCACCGCCTGCGCAATCGCGGCGCGCATGGCTGACTGCCGGGTTTCCGGGGATACGCGATCCAGCAACAGCGCCGCCTCCATGGGATTGCGGCCCAGGTCGATCAGGCGTTGTGCGTCTGCGGCCATGCGCGCGGACAAATCGCGCTTGGCGGTCACCGCGCCGGGGCTGTCCGGCGAGTTGCCGCGGGCAAGCGTTTCCCGGTCAATGGTATCCATCGCCGCCAGCGTCTTACCCATGCGTTCGTTGATGTAGTCGGCCTCGTGGCCCTTTTCGAGCGCCTTGATGAAGATGGAATCTTCGGCGTTTCGCTCGAATGCAGGGGTAGCCAGCACGCGGGCGGCACGATCAACTTCCGGGCTGCGCTGGTTTTGAAGGGCTAGGTTATCGTCTGCGGTGCGCAGAAATCCCGGCTTGGCCTCGGCGTCCGCGATGCGCTGCGCCAGATTGAGCGCGTCTACCGCCTTGGGGTTCGGCTTCAACACGGGCGGCTCAAACACGGCCCGCGCCACTTCTGGTGGCATGCCCGCCGCTGCCTGCTCGCGCGGGGTCGGTGTCCCGGTATCAGCCGCCATCCGCCACCACCCCGGCTGCACCACGTCACGGAAAGCCCCGCCAGCAGCGTGCAGACCGCCGCCAAAGATGCCGCCGAAGCCGATATTGAGCAGGCTATCAACCATCGTGTAATCGGCCTGCTCGCCACGCTGGGCGGCGTAGATGATTGGCTCAAGGACGGCAGCACCAACAATGCCCTCTGCCGCGCCCACGCCCGCCCGAACACCGGCCCGGCCCAATGCGCCGCCAGTGCCCGCCACCATCGCCGCGTAACGCCCTGGCCCCACCACCGGGATAAACGCCGAAGCGATGTTGAGCGGGTCAAACAAGGATTCAACCAGCCCCACGCCAAGCCGCGCCGCGCCCGCCGCCAAGCCATCCGGCCCACGGCTGAAAACATCCTGCCGCCGCAGTTCTTCGCGCTTGGCCTTGATGAGCAACTCCAGCGCCCTTTCGTTGATACCGGAGTCCGGCACGGTCAGCGGCAAGCGCTCTTGCTTGATGCGCTCGCGGGCGGTGGCGGCATCCACCCGCCGCGCTTCTTCGTAGGTGGGCGGAATACCCAGCATGGGGTCGCCGGGGTCAAGCACCGTATCTCGGCGCGCGGTGAACTGATCGTTCAGGCGGCGCAAAGAGTTCAGCGGGTTGGTATTCTGCGTATCCTCAGACTGTGTGCGCAGGGTGTCGAGCAATGAAGCCGGGTATTCCGCAAGCGGTGCGCCCCGGCGCAGGTTCATTTCTCCAGCGTATAGGGGCATATCAGCGCCCCCCCCTCATCTCAGCCACTACCTTTGCGCGCTCTTGCGTCAATATCCTGCGCGCCTCCGATGTCAGGTTGCGGTTGTTCAGTTCGGCATCGATCTCGGACAGGTTAAATTCCAGTTGCTTCGCGCGTGAACCCTGCGGCGCGTCAGCGCGAGGCGAGACAGGCGCGGCGGGGGGTGTTGACGATGGCGCAGGCGCAGGCTTTGGCGTGACCCGCATCCCGGTTGCCGCGCCGCCACGAGATTCTTCAAATGGCATGACGGCCGCTGGCGCGTCTGGTTTTTTGGCGATGTCCTGCAACTGCTTCCATGTGTAGGTAATCGGCCCGCCGTTGCCGTGTTCTACGGATTGCTCGCCGCTTCTTCCGCGCATCCATAGCTGCACGCCGGAATCGTCGCCCAGCGTCACAAAAAAACCATTTGCCTTGAGCGATGCGGCCAACTGTTTCGCCGTGTATTCTGCGCCAAGGATTGCCGCCTCATGCGCGGGAACCCTAACCGGGATGTTTCCTGACTCAGCCAGCGCGCGATTCATGCCGCGAATGGCTTGGCGAGCGTCGATGTCTTTTGACTTCGGTATGCGCGCGTTGCCATGCACCTCGTAACGATCATTGAACACATCACGCGCCGCCCGCTTGGCGGCGTCAATGGGTTTGATGTTTTGCCCGCGATAAATGAGCGCCAGCTTTTCCGCTGCCTGCTCGTAGTCGTTGTACGATTCCGCGCCTCCAGTAGTCCAGCCCCACAGCGAACGGCGAGCGCCGTCGAGTTCCGCGGCGAGTGTCTCGTTGATGACTTTGGAATCTTCGCTGCTGACGCCTTTTTTCAGTTCAGCAATCGGCATGTTAGCGTGCATGGACAGCACCGAAGCAGCAGGAGAATCGCCAAGGTTTGCCACTACACGAGCGGTCGGCCCGATGTCCTTGGCGATCTGCGAGTAAACCTGCGGCCAGTACTTGCCCCACATATCGGCCTGCATCTGCAACATGACAGCCGGGCCTTGTCCGCCCTCCGGTTGCGTCACGAACTGGTTGGCGATTGCGGTCGCCATTTGCTTTGGCAGCACTGGCAGCGCACGCGATACACGCCCCGCTTGCGCCGGAGTGTTGCCAAGCCGCTCTTGCTCTGCGATGGTGGCAGCGGCAAAGCGTTGCGCGGCGTCCCTGCGCTGGGCGGCGGGAATCACCGGGTTATTTATCGTTTCCTGCAACAACTCGAAAGCGGGCTTTACCGTGTTTGGCGACGATTGGATGGTAAACATCACCGGGTCATCCGTCTGCGCCTGATTGACGCGCCGCACGGCATCGGCAATGGTATTCGCGCGGGCAACTGAGTCCGCATACCCGGCGCCGGTCTGCTGCGGTAGCGCCGCATCCACAGCGGCGGCACGCTCGCGCACCGGCATGGCTTGCACCTGTGTGATCACATCCGCCATCGCCTGCGATTGCTGGTAACGCTTTTGCACCTCCTGCGCCTGCGGGCCAAAGGCGGCGAACATGGACGGGTCAATCATCGTGCGCTTGCCGTCATTCGCAGCAACTTCAGCGTCACGTAGCAGGCCGTTTGCCTGATGCACCAACAGGCTGCGCGTTTGCGAAAGCTGCTGTTTTGCCATGCCGATCACGCGCATTTTCATGTCGGATGGCAAGCGGTCAAAAATGGTATCCGTGGATTTTCCGTAGGTTTCGCCAGTGGTCACGCGCACGTTTGTGATGCCCGCCTCATTTGCGGCCATGGCCATCGCCTCGGCCTCTTGCGGGTTCTTGGCGTTCGTCACCAGACCACGCATGGCGATGTCGTTCGCCATCACTGGAGCCGCCGCCGCAAACAACGCCGCGCCCATGTTGTCACGCCGCGCCGGGTCTAGTGCGCCCTCGTTTTTCTGGAACAGGTCAAGCGCATACAGCGGGTCTTTCATGCGCGCGGTCGCAAAGCGCTTTTCCCATGCGGAATTTTCGTACACCTTGGCCCGTAGCGCGGCATCGTTGGCGTCCAGTCCCATCGCCCTGCTTTGCGCCGCCGCTTCATTGCGAGCGATGGTGATGGCCTCGTTAAACGCCGCATCGTTGTCGTATGACATCGCGGCGGAATCAATGCTTTGCTGCGCACGGCTCTGGCTTGCAGATAGCTGCACAACGCGGTTTTGCGTCTGTGCGTGGCGCGATATGCTGTCGATAGCGCTATTCAGGCGAGAACCCGATACCAGGTCAAACGCGGATTTTGCTTTCGGGTCTTTGATCCCGGCGCTGATCTCATCGCGTATTGCCTTGGCGGATTTCGTGGTGTCTGCGTAGCTTGAAATAGCATTGCTGCCGACCTTCCCCATGTACCCTTTGTCGGGATCGTGCTGCAATTCCATGAGTCGGCGCGTCAACTCGGTGTCGGCGTTTTTCGCCTGCACTTCGGTTTCGTGCGCGCGAATCTCTTGCAGGGCCTGCGTCGCATAGCTGACACCGACCTCGCCAAGTTTTTGCAGCCCAGCCCCGCCATTGTCAAACGCCCCCGAAGGGATGTTGACGCGCGGCGCGGGGTCTGCGATGGCGTTGCCGAAATTGCCGATTGGTATGCGTGCCATTGTCAAATCCTATTCTTGAGGAAACGCACCGGGCGCATACCCTAATTTGTTGGTTCCGCCGCCCGCCGTGGTGCGCCAGTTGCCTTTGTAGTAGTCGCGCGCCGCGCCCAGCACGGAACCGGCGGCATTGAAATACGAATTGGTCACTGCGTTGTCCCCAGCCGTTTGCAGTAGCGATGCTTCCTGCGTGGCCGATGACATGGCGCGCTTGCCGCTTAGGATGGCAGACAGCGCATCCTCCTCGACGTTGGTTGAGATGGTCTTGTCGATCTCCAGCGGCGTGCCCTCGCCCAGCTTGACGCCAGATGCAGCGAGCGCCGCCTTTGCCTCACCGCGCTGTGCCCGGCCCGCTTTGCGGATTTTCTCTGCCTGCGCCTGCGCGGCGTCTTGTCGATACAGACCCTCGTTCAGCGTTTGCACCGCGCGGGCGTCTGCCTCCTGTTTCCTGGCTTGCCCTTGCTGGATGGCGCCCAGCGCGGAGATACCTGCGGCAACTGCCATTATTATCGGGTAGCACATTTGTTAGCCTTCCAAAAGTCGTAGAAATTGGGGTTATCGTGGGCGGGCTTGTCGGAGATCGTGAACCCAAGCCAGCGCAGCCACGCAAGTGATACGGTGTTGTCCACATGCACGCGGTTGAATAACAGCAGGTTATCGCCCATCATGCGCTCGACCTCGCCCACGGACGCGCGCAGGAATTCACGGCCCACGCGGTGGATTGCATCAGTTCCCAGCATCCAAGGGCTGGCCACACCCGGCGCAGCGGTCGGCGTGACCCCATATACCGCTGCCACGTCATCCCCCACCACGGCGGCACGCGTCCAGGTGGATATGCGGGCGCTTTCCCGCACGGCTTCGGCCGGGTCGGGTAAGCCGGTGGCGCGCAGTTCCACCACGTCAGCGGCGCGCAGGTGCGCGGCGACGTATTCAACATCGGCGGGCGTAGCGTCGCGCAGTTGCATCATTGGCTTTCCGCCCATCGTTTTGCGGCGTCAAGGTCTACTCGGCAAGAATCGCCCGCCGCAGCGATTCGCGCGCCTGATTGATCGAGTTCGCCCATTGCTCGCTCAAACTCGGAGCGGTTGACGCAGGCTCGCGCAGGACTTGCGGCAGTGGGGGCGGGGGCGGGCAAGTAACCGCCAACGGCACGGCTTTGGGCAAGCTGCATCCAGCCACGAAAAGCATCAGCAGCAGCGGCGCGAGCGTTCTTAAGGTCGGCATCAGCAATCCTCTTTCGTTTCAAATCGTTGTCGGCTTGCGCTTGTGCGCGCAGCCGGGCCGCGTTTCCTTCGGTTTCCACCTTGGCCTTGAACTCGGAAAAATCGCGCGCCAGCGCGTCATATCGCGCCTGGCCAAAAGCGTGCATCCACCACGCCCCGAACGCAGCGCACGCCAGCATAAGCACGCCCAGCGCCGCCCACTTGGCCCACCATGGCAGGATCAGACTTAGCACCCGGCAATCCTTTTCGCCTCATCTGCCACGGCGCGAACTCGATTAAGCCATCCTGCGCCAAAGGTGCTAAACGTGGGTAATGAGCGGTAAAACGCCTCTTTCGCCGCGCTATAGGACTTCATCAGTGCAGCCGGATCGCTGGCCAAAACTTGCGCCATGGTGACGGGGCCGATAATGCCATCCTGCGTTAGGCCAAGTGCTGCTTGTAGCGTTTTCGCCGCGCGGCCAACACCAGCATTGACAGCAAAATCAAAGACCATGTAATCAACACCGCGAGGCAAGTTGTCGCAGTGCGATGGCATCCAATACCCCTCATGGTAAATTTCCTCGATTTCGGTTTGCGTGATGGCGCGCAGTTCCGTTTTTGTCACGGTACGTTGCTTGTAACGGCGATAGGTGTCCATGGTGACGCCGCGCATGGTCGCGCCTCCAGGGTCGCTGGGATGGTCTGACCATCCGCCTTCTGACTGCAAAACAAGAGCAAGCGCTTGTTTAAAATTTTCTGTCACGTCCGATCCTCCACCCGCCGCGCGGGCATGCTTTTGCGAAAACGGTTTACCCGCCGCGCCACGTGCCGCAGCCAGAACACCGCCAGCCCGCCCAGCAGCAGCATGTATTCGCCGTGCATCTCGTAGGTACGCATGCCCGTGGCGGCCTCAATGATGATGATCGCCCCGCCCAGCGCAATGGCGCCAAGCGAAATCTTGCCGACGATGCCATCGTTGTACTTGCACCACAGGCACAGGAACAACGCGATACCCACCAGCATGCCCAGCGACGTAAACACAATGAATTCCTTCATAATGTTCACGACCCCGGACGCTTTACCCAAGTGGCGATCTGCTCGCCCCATTTGCTTTCGCGGATGATCGTTTGCAGCGCAGCAAGCAGGCTCATGCCGAACACCCCCAACACAAACCCAACAGCGCCGGTGGCCGCCTCCGATAGCGTGAAGTACTCCGCCAGCGCAGGCGCGCCCACGTAAGCGCACGCCGCCCCGCCCGAGCAATACACCAGCCGCGTGAGCCAGTGCATGCCCGGCTGGGCGAAGTACATCGACAGGCATGCGCCGATGAGCCCCCACAACAACACGCCCTTGCTTTTGATGCCGAGGGCTGCGGCCAGTTGCTCGATCATTGCAATAACTCCCTTGCCCGCGCTGCGGTAATGGTGAATCTATAACCGGATGCCGGGTTAGCCAGCCACTCCGCGATTGAGTCCGTACGCTCCGGGTAGTGACGCAACTGGACGCGGTACGCCCACACTTCGGCCCACAATCGGTAATGCTCTGATTTCAGATACAGGTCGCCGTGCACGCGCTCGCCCCACGGGATAGACAACGCCGCGCACAACAGCCCTACAGCCAGCGGCACGACTGGCGACACGATGTAACCAGTCACAAACCACAGCAACGCCGTAACCGCGATGCAAAGCTGCCATTGGTCTACGTGAGTAAGCTCATGCGCAAGCAACCCGGAATCGCCTTTGAACTCCGGACGGATGCGAACCTCGTTGCGATACTGCGCACCCGCACCAGTAGATGCAACGCCATCTGATGTGTAAATCACCTTTGCGCGCCAGCGGTCAAAAAGCCTCACATCACCCCCCGTTGTATGTAATGCTGCGGATCACCGCCAGCAAATGAAAAGGCATGGGCGCGGTTTGCGTGATTACGTCGCTGGTCGCGCCCCTCGCCCAGCCGATAGACGATGCCCGCTTGTCTCCGGTGAACACCTCCGGCGCGAAGTCCAGTTGATCCGGCCCGGTGATGCGCCCCGGCACGGCCTCAGAACCGTTGAGCGTGACGCCCAGCGTGTTGTTCACCCTGATGGTGATCTCGTTGGTGCTGATGGCGTCGGATTGCGCGCTGCCCTGCCCGGTCTGAATCTCCGGCGTCAGTAGCTCCACGGTCGGAGTTACCATCTTGCCGATAAGGGTGCGCCGCGCCGTGCGTGGTAGGGTGATGGTGTTCGCTGCAACGGTAAATTCGCCCATGTCCACACCGTCTGCAATGCAACGCACCGTCTCTCCGTTGAGATGCGCCGCCGTCCATGTTGCAGTGCCGCCTACGCTGTCCTGAGATAGTGCGCAGTCCAGTTGAAAACCCCACGAAAGCGGCTCATCGGCAACCGGGTAATCGTTGTAATCGGGCGATGCCGTTCCGTAGATCGGATACCAGTCAGGCTGCATGCGCTCAATGTAGCGTTTCGTGCTGCCGTTGATTGAGCGGCGGATGATGAGCCACACCTGTTCCGTGCCACCGCTGGGCAGGATGCCCATGGACTCTACCGCGCCGTCAATCTCATGGCGCGTAAAGGCGATCATGTCTAAATCCCGATCTATGGTGCAAGACACCAGCCTCCCATTGGTTAGCCACGCCCACAATACCGGCTCCGGCTCCTGCTGAAACACCATGCCAGCAATACCCGTTTCGGTGATGTGTTCAGAAAGCGTGGTGATGTCCGGGGCTTTGTAGCCGTCCTGGTCATACTGGAAGCCCATGGCACGCAGCTTGCGTAACGCGCGCTGTACAAACATGGTTTCTTTGCCGACTTGCACGGGCTTTACGTTGGCTGCACCGTGCGGGGACTGCGGCTTTACCTGCACATTTGTCGGCGTGATTGGCTTCTCTACACCGGATTGCATCGAATATTCGCCGCCGTAGGTCAGCACCAGCAGGTTACGTGCTGATACGAGCCACTGGATTTGATTGGCTTGGTTGTTGCCAGCCAGCGCAAAAGCAAAAGCGTGATCGTCGTTTGTGCCTGATGTGAAGTCGAGCGGCTCACCGCTGCGGCTACCCCATACGGTCTGCGGTTTCTGCGTGGTGCCAGCGGCAACTAGGCGTTGCTCGTGCAGCGCACCTGTTCGCGGGTATCCCTTGGTTGCGCTCCACGCCGCATCCTCAAGCGTCCATGCCAGCGCGGGCGCGGCGACTGCTGAAATCAGTTCGGTAACAATGGTCGCATCCACCACGGTCGCGCTTGTGTATGCCGTGATTTTGGCCAGCCCTTTATTGACGCGCACATATTTGCCAACGTCATCCGAGCGCCAACCGTCTGCTGAAAGCGTTAGGGTGATGGTGGCGCCAACCGGAGTGGCCGCGCTGGGCGTCAACGTGGTTTGTGGGCTGCTGTCCAGGTTCCACGCGCCACCGGTGATGGCGGTGGAGTCAAACAGCGAATTGACGGTGCCACTTACTACCGTTGTGCTGGTAAACCCGGTGATCACAAACACGCCGCCGTTTTGGGTGATGGCGCGGCCGACGTCCGATGTTAGAAACGATGCCGCTGATGCGGTCATGGTGCGGCCAGTGCCAAGCGTGTTGGCGGATAGCGTCAGGCTCGCAGCCGGGTAGCGTCCATCCTCGGCAAACGGAAGCGCGGTAAACGGCGCGTTCTGGCACGCCCAATTCGCATCCGCGAACGTGCGCAGCCGGTTGGGGTAAACGCTGCCGTGAAACAGGTACATGGCGTCCTCGGCCTGCGCGAAGTCCATATCCGCAACGTATGCCGTGGTGTAGGGCGTGGTGATCTCGTATGGCGCTCCGATGCGCGTGCCGTCCGGCTTGTAGAAACGGGCGTAGGTGTTGCCCATCTCGATCATGTACGCCTTGTCCCGATTGATGATGTAGGGGATCAGGCGCGTGCGCGCGGCGCTGTCCTTTACCTCTTTGATGAACTCAGTCCCGGCGCGCTTCTTGACCCCGCCCAGCGTGCGGCACAGCACATTGACGAGCCGCTTTGCTGCGTGCGGGTATCTGGCAATATCCACGCGGCCATACGCAAACGGCGACAACTCGCCCGCGCTGAAATCCGTTTGAATGACTTTGACTTTTGGCATTACGCCAACCGGTGCGCGAGCGTCGGAAAGTCGCCCATCGTTTCGGGCGGGTTTTCTTGGCCGTCAACGGTGCGCGCCGCCTTGAGCACGTCTTTTACAATCTGCTCCTCGCTCGCCTGTTTGGTGGTGGATTTGGTAATCGGGTATGTCAGCGCGGCAACCATCACCTGCGTCATGGCGTCCACCAGCAGCGCGTCCCACGTGGCCGGTTCCTCGTTGCGGAAGATGTAGCGCAGTCGGCAAATGGTCGAGTCCATGAGGATGTACCCGCCCTCGATCTCGTACTCGTCGTAGCCGTTTTCCTCGTCGCCTACGGACAGCACGCGCAGGCAGTCGCCCGGCAGGGGGAACTTGTATGCCCATCCAAATGCTGGCTCAGTCGTGTCTGGCGACAGCACCACGCGCTTTATCGCGCAGTTCCACGGATGAGAGCGCAATACCCTATCGCGCTTCATTGGGAACAGGTTCACACACAGCCGCGTCCTGGCGTTGTCAACGTCGAAGCTGTCGATAGATTCATCACCCAGCAGCAGCAGCGCGTTGGAGCATATTGATACGGCACTGGTTGGCATGCTGCTACCTCATTCAAGAAAAAAACCCGGCCCTTTTCAGGAACCGGGCTTAAAGGCCGCTTGCGCGACAGATTGCTTGTTGCTTTTGCTTACGGGAACAGGAACGGAACCTCGATCTTGATTTGCGCGTTCGCGGTGGGCGTGCCGCCGTTGAGAGTGGCGTACATGTAGGAGTCCACCAGCGTGACGTACTCCACGCCGTCTTTCACCAGCGCGCCGCTGTTGAGAATCGAACGTACGGCTGCGGTTGCCACGTCTACCGCGGCGGCGATGCCGTCCGCGTCTATGGCGGTGCCGTCCGACACCTTGCGCAACCCCACGTCGAGCGTAATGCTGGTGCCCATATCTGCGCAGTTCACGTAGCCGTTGCTCAGGATGCGCGAACCCTTGGGGATGACATGGGGTGATGCAATGGTGTCGCCGTTGGCCCACGTCACCGTGTCCGGCGAGGTAATGACGATAACCTTCGGATCACCGATGCCCATTTTCGGGCGCTGGTATTTGGTGCCGGCCGCCACGTATGCGGCCTGTTTGCTTACGACTTCAGCCATGATTTATCTCCTTGTTCGTGGCGGTTATTGGAAGGCGATTTGAACGACTTTGTACTCGTCCTGACGGCCCGCCCCATACGAGGCGCCCATCGAGACTTGCCACAAGTCTTTCTTGTCGCCGCGCCGGGTCACATTGCCCTCTTCGTAGCCGCGCGCAAAGTGGATGCCGGACTTGGCCCAGGCGTACAGGTAGTACGTCGAACTGGTCAGCGTCACGTTCTGGTACGGAATCCACGTGAAGCCCATCCACTTGCGGCCAACGTCGCCATCTTGGATCATCTTGACGGCCATGAAATCGGCGCTGGTCAGCGTCGTATCGGTCATGATGTCCTCCATGGCCTTGTCGTTGTACATAAAGTACAACTCCTCGCCTGCATGCTCGTCCGCCTCGTTCGCGCGGAAGATGCTCTTGGCTTGGATGATCTTGGCCTTGGTCAGACCGGCAGAGCCGTGCGCGATCAACTGGCCAGCTGGCAAGGTGTTCGCGGTGACGCCGTCCTTGGAACTGATGGACGCGCCCAATGCGGTATAGATGATGCTGTCGGCCTTCCTGTTTCGCGCGCTGATCAGTTGGCGCATGTAATCGCCACCGGTCACAGGGTTGACGATCATCTTCGGGATGTCGTTGCGGTCGAGCGGCAGCGCCTTGTAGTAGTCGGTCATCGTCGCAAGGCGGTTGCTGTGGTTCGGGTCGCCCCACTCGGTATCGCCGTGACGCACCGTGTTGGCGTCCATCTCGACGGTGCCGATGTTGTTGATGGTGAAACCGTCGCCGCTGATCTGGCCGCGATCCGTGACCGCTTTCATCAGGCGGGATTCGGTTTGCTGGGCAGCGTGGCGGATGCTTGTGTCCCACTGCTGCACGAATGCTTGGGTGATCGTGTCGGACATGAAAAACTCCTGAATAAGTTGATAGGTTCATCAGCCTTCCCAGGGTGTCCGGTTAAACCGGGCCTGCTACGTTCTGGCGCTGGCTTAAGCGTCAGGTGCGGGCATCACAGCACAGGGTGTCCGCTCGCCACTTCGGGCCTGTGCTGCGCATTATGTTTTTGGCGGGGTGTCGGTTTCCCGACTTTTTAAATGATCAGTATTGCTGATCCGCTTTTTTTAACGTCCGAAGCGGCCTTTGCCTCGAAGTAATCGCGTACCTGCTTGCTCACGCGCGCATGGTCAACGTGTTTCGGGTTGTTGTAGGCCTCGGAATCCAGCAAATGCTCAACGGTTTGTCCCGCAGGCAGTGCGGCGCCGGGGTTGATGGCTTTATCCTCGCCAAGCTCGCCGCCGATGCGATTGAGCATCCGAATGAAGCGCGGATCGTTGCCGTACTCTTGGATAAGCGCTTGAGCATCTTCGCCGCCATAGGCCACGGCTGCGTTGTATGCCTTTTTCGTCTCGGCCTTGTACTGATCTTCTGATTTCCACTCTTTGCGCAAGTCGGCCACGCAATCATCGGCAGACAGCGTGCGCGAACCCTCGACCAGCTTGGGCGCGATCTCCATGTACCGGCCCATGGCCAGGTCGATTTGCTTTTGCGTATACCCGGCTGCGTGAGCTTCCTTTAGAAACTCGCCCATGATCGGGTCGGCCTTGGGGTCCCACTTCCCTTTAAGCGCATCGGGCACCGCCACCGTGTATTCGTCCGGCGTTTTGGGCCGCACGTCACCAGTGCCCAGGCGTGCCGATAGGTGGCCGTATGCCTCGCCCAGCTTCTTGCTCGAAGCCTCAAGGTCTATCGTGCCGTCAGGCGCCTTGACGTGGTACTTCTCCGGGATGAAGTGCTTATCGCCAGCGCCTTGGGCTAGGGCTGTGCCTGCGTCTGCGCCTGCTCCTGCGCCCTGCGCGGCTGCTCCGCTGGCTGGTGCGGTTCCACCCGCTGCTCCTCCGTCTGCGCCGCCTGCTGCTGCTCCAGCATCGCCGCCACCGCCGCCGCCGCCATCTGCTCCACCACCAGCCGAATCGCAAAGCACATTGAAAAGTCCTTTCAAAAACATGGGTTACTCCTCGTTCTCGTTGGTCTGCACGCCATTGGCGCGGTTGATTTGCGTGTTGATGTAGTCGATCACCTTGCGCATGCCGCCCCGCTCGTAGGTCTGCAACACGGCATCGATTCCGCCCTTGCTGACTTGTGGCTGGTAAAAGCGCTGAATGAGGTCATCGAGGATGCGCGCGCCGCGTCTATCGACCTCAAACATGTCGGCATAGTCCTGCGCGGTTGGACGTTGTTCGCTCATGCGGCTTTTTTCACTGGCGCTACCTTGCGCGGAATCTGCATGCGTGAAATCTTGTAGCCGCCGCGCTCCTCGGTGAAAGTAACCAAGCCCATTCTCATAACGTCCGCGAGCCTCTTGTATTTCTTGTATTCGTGCGGCTTCATCTTGCGGCGATCCGTAAAATCAATCACGAAAAGCTGATCAATCCCTGCGTTAATGAGCGCATCGTTTATGCTTTCCCCGGCCTCAAGGTCACGCGCGATGCCGAAAGCAACAATCGTTGACCCGGTATCCACTTCACCAAGCCCCATACCCCTGATAACGATGGTCATGCAAGCCTGTTCCGCAGTTCTGCGCCAGTCCCGTTGTATGCCGTGGTTCCAGCGGCGTCCTTGTAAATCAGCGCCGTCATGTAAGGCGTTACGCTGTCATCGTCGTAGATCGTCAGCACTCCGCTTGCGGGGTCTGTCTTGATTCTGTTCCGAAGAATCTTCTGGCAAATCGTGATTGATGCATTGTCCGGTGCCGTATAGCCGGATGTTGCCAGCCGGGATGACACTGCGGCATCGAGGTTTGATGCGTTTAGACCCGTGACACTGCCAACAGAACCAACAACATTACCACCTACATTTCCGGTAACGCTTGCAACAGCACCACCGGCAAACGTGCTGCGGCTGGATACATCCGCATCAGTAGCCCCGGCCTCGACCAACAACACCAAATCGCATGGGTCAGCACCAGGCGCGGTAATGTGAATCGCCAAATCCCCAACGGTATCCGTCATGCCAGCCGTCAACGCAATCGAATACCATCCGGCAGACCGCCCCGTTACGGTGGGCGCGATGCTTGCAAATGCGCCGCCGTCCTTGCTTGCCGTGATGGTCAATGTGAGACTGTCAACTCCCGTGACGTGATCGGTAGATGAAACCATAATCACCATCACGTTTTTTGCTGTGCTTTGCTTGACCTTACGCATTGGCAACGCGGCTGCGCGAATAGGTATTGCTGCCGCCAGAGTCCGGGGCCGTTGGGTCGCGCAAGTAAATCGAAACGCTTGCGTTACCGGCGAGAATGTTGCGCGTAGTCCCTGCCCTATCAGGTGATCCGGAAAGATACGCCACCGCGTAATACAGTAGGCCTGGGCTCACGGGCGAAAAATTGAATACGCCTGCGCCATCGCTGGTTGTCGCATCAACCCGCGCATCATCAATCACCCGGTACAACTCCACAGAACACCCGCCAAGAGCGGCCCCCGCACCTGTTAGCGTGTTGCCGCCAATGAGCAGTGGCGGCAGGTATATGGGAGGGCGCGGCGTGATCCCGGACAGAGAAGGGCCAAGCGCTCGACGGTGACGTGATATTGCGCCGATGCCGCGCCCGACTAAATTATGCTCATCCATCTTGATCAGACGGACATTCCGCCCGTAGTAAATCATTAGTTCAGAGAGACGAAATCAAAATCATGAACTTGCATGGTTTCCGCGGTTGATCCGCTGCGCAGCGCTTGCGGACTCAGCACCAGCGATGCGCTTGTGAGATCGCACGCGCCGGATACGACTGGAGCCGTAGCAGGAACAAGGAAAGTACCTGCTGCGATAACCGATGTGCCAAACGTCGCGCGCCCGTTCACAAAAAGCGTCCCCGTCGCGCCCGTGCTTCGGCAATGCGTCCAGACTTCCCATATCCACGAAATATTCGTCTGTGACGCCACCAACGTCTGAGCGGCAGAAGATGCCAAAACAACGCCGTTGGCGTCCGCGCCAGTGCCATACAGCAAGCCTAGCGTGAGGTTTCCGGGTGTGAGCGCTGTCGTGATACGCCCAAACATCCGCATGTACGTCTTTTTTCCGACGCGGCCAAAGTAATGCGTGCCGAGCGGCGGGAGGTTTGAGACTGGCAGCAATGCCTTATTTGTCGCCGCCAGCGTCACAGCGGACGCGTCTGCGCCCATAAACGGCTCGCGCAAATCGCAATAAAATGCACCATCCATGATCTACCTCGTGTGGTTATGCGGCAGCCTTGTTGATGATGGCCTCGCCCGCGGTTTGCCCAAGCTGCGCCATTTGCGCCTGCGCCTGCGCCTGCTTCTGCTGCTCGACACGCGCGGCGCGCATCTTCTCTACATCACGCGGCGCACGCATCACCTTGACCGGCACGCCCAGGAACTTGCCCCGCTGCCGTGCGGCCTCGTCAAAGTCGTACACGTCAAGTACGCCGGGATCAACTTGGGCCTCTGCCATCAGCGATTGCTCCATGCGATCCATTGCGGTGACATCCTCCAGCCTTTGCGAGCGCGCGAGCGGGCTGATGTATTTCACCGTGTAGATTTTCCCTTGCAGCGACTCTGGAGCAACGCCCAGCACACCAGCGCGATACGCAAGGCCGAAGCAGCGCTTGACCAGCGGTTGCAGGTATTCCGCTTGCAGGCGTCCGTAGATCGGCCCCAGCAATTGCCGGATCAACTGCACGCGCACGTGTACCTCTGTCGCCGTCATCGCGGGGCCGTCCTGCGGCTGCAACTGGTCGGCCAGCATGATCTTGCGAATCGTGGCCTGTAGCCGCTCTTCGCTGCTGAAAGCAACATCGAAACGCGCGCTCGATTTCAACTCCTTCATCGAGTCGGTGCTGTTGGCGATGATGACCTTGCGCGGGCCGATCTTGATATTTTTGGGGTTCAGAACACCATCGTCGGTGGCGATGTACATGCCACTCATGGCCATATCAAGCGCGGCCAATTCCATGGCCTTGATATCGTTGATGGTGCGAATGCTACCTAGCGCCGCGCTCATCGGGCCGGTGCCGTATGGCGTTCCCGGCGTCAGCATCCAGCGCGGCACGCAGCATGGAAACTCGTGATATCCGCTCTCGCGCAACAGGTGCTTGTCGTGTACCTCGACATGGCACGATGAAAAAGGCAGGTTTACGGCGCGCTTCCCGCCCACCACGTACATTTTGCGCGGGTAAATCGCGTGCAGCACAGTTACCTTCTCCTCGTACTTCTCCTCCTCGTGAAGGCGCGCAACTCGCGGCGAAACGTTGTCGATGCCGTACTCCGTAACCACCTGATCAACGGTAAGCTCGACCTCTCGAAAAATGGTATCAACCACCCCGCCCGGCTTGCTCGCGGACACAAAGCACTGCGCAATCGGCCATTGCTCGAAGTGATACCCGCCGCCTTCGGCCTCGTCGATGTACAACACAAACCAGCCAGCGGGCACGATGTCGATGCAGCACTCGAAAGCCTGCGCGTCGAAGTTCGCGGCGTGAATGTTGTCGAAGATAAAGCGCGCGGCCTGATCCAGCCAGCGCGATTCATCGGTGCCGCTACCTTCGTCCTCGCTGTAGTTTCCAGCGTCGAGGCCCAGCCAGATTGAGGATGACGGCGTGTTTCCGGATACCAGCGCCGCGCTCAGTATTCGCGCGCTGTCCGCCGCCGTATCGTCGAGAATGCGATTTTTCTTTGTCTGCGCATCTTGCGGCAGCACAACGCTTGATTGCAGGCCGCTGCCACGCTCAGGAAACGAGTAATCGAAACACTCTTTCCATGCCTGCTCGTGCGGCTGCCTGGTCGCGCGCAGCGACTCCAGGCGCTTGCAAATGGCGGTGGCTTTGTCGCTCATGCACCGCTGCCGCCGCTGCCGAGTACGGTTTGATTGGGCACTGCGCCAGCGCTTTGAAGCACGGTTGTGCCGTCGCCATCAGCGGCCAGCAATCCCTTCTGCGCGCGCTTGCGGCGGGCGTCTGAGATCAAGGCCTCGTTGGCCTTCGCCGCTGCGTCTGCTTCCGCTGCGCGGCGCTCTGCCGCTGGATCAACAACCGGCATTTGCGGCGAGCTTCCACCACCGAACAATGCACCGAAGCACATGGCCGTTTACGCCTTAAACGCGTTGGGATGCGAACCCATGCGCGGTGGCACAATCCATCCCTGCTTGGTCAGCACGGCGCGGCTGATTTTGCTCGCGTCAATGCTGCCCTGATCGGGCAAATCTTCGGCCTCTGCGCGCGCCTTGGTCGGTACGGCTCGCCCCTCAAGGCGCTCGATTCGATCCAGCATCCGGTTGAGGTCTGACACTCGCACAGTCACCGTTTCTTCGGCGGCTGGCGCATCGGATGCGGGCACTTGGGCCGCAACATCCTGAGACTCATCGGGCGGCTGTTGGCCGGGATTCTGCGGGGTTCTGGTAGGCCTCATGCGATCCTCGTCGGTTTGCGATGCCGAGAGGATGCGCCGGGTTAGGTGTCGGTTTCCCGACTTTTCGCGTTACCGGCTGCGCTCGTGCACACGGTGCACCACGTGCGCCACTGGCAGAGGCGGTATCATGACCTCGCGCCACAGGGCCAGCATGCGCTCACCGTCCGGGTGCTTGGGTGTAGCACCCTGCCGCCAGCCGATGATCGTCGTTCGCGGCACGTCGATTGCAACGCTGATCGTTGCCAGCGTGTGCCCTCGTCGGCAAACGTCCTCAACGACTCGGAACCAATCGACGGTTTCAGTTTTTGTCATCGGCAATGCGGGGTGGTCAACTGGACGGCTGATTTTTATCATTGCCAATCATCCTCTGACCCATTCCAACAACCACCCCGAACTGGTGTGCTTTCCCCTCTGTAAGCAACGACATTTTTGCAGCATTGATCTCTACTTGAATGTTGTCGTTAAGGGTTTTCATGTTTGCTGCGATAGCCATCCCGCGCGACACGTCGCAATCCCCATTGCGCAGAGCAACTATTGTTTCAATAATCATCCGCCGCACATCACCGAACGTGCAAATCTGATTTATGTCCACGACTCATTCTCCGTAGTAAAAAACACATTAAAAAAATCTCTCGATCAATCGGAGTTTTAATTTTTAATTTTTTTTCTTCTAACCAAAAATCTAGCGAAAACTCCCTTGGCACAGGGCATGATCCTCTCAACATACCAAATGCTTCTTCTCTCGTCGTGTAACACCGGCCAAGCCACGTTAGAGGCCCATCAAATCCATCCGCCAACTTTCGAACGGTACGCAAAACCTCATCGCCACTCAGATATCGTTCGCGCGACAAACGCACCAAAGCTCGTCTCACGCGCACAACAGGCCCAAAAATCAAGCGTGCTGGTCTGCGTACGCCGCCCTTTTTTGTGTTTTTCGCAAAATTTTCCGCGAGCCTATCCGTCACCTCGGCAAATGCGCGCGCGCGGTTCATGCGGACGCCGGGCGCTTTGCCGCCATCCGCAGCTTGTCCAGCCATTCGCGGGTCTGCGGCGGAATCTCGCGCGACCGCGGCGGCGTCAGCATTCGATCCACGCCCAACGCTGGCACTGGCGGCAACGACGCGATGAAATTTTTCGGCGCTGGCCACCTTTCGCAGTTCGCCGCCATCGTCAGGAAAGCCCGCCGTATGCGCGGCTCGTCTCTCGCCTGATCCCAGGTGTGCGGCAGACTCGCCAGCACGGCCAGCCAAGCGTTCGCAAGCGACTCTATGGTGTCACCGGATGGAGAGCCTTGCAGCCGCAGCATCAGCATGCCTTGCAGCCCCTTGATCACCGATTTTTTTAACCACTCAGGGCGCATTTTTCATCCTCTCCAAGACCATTATCGACTCCATCGTTGCGCTGGGTTTTCGTGCGAAGTTCAACAGCCGTTCGCGGTTTGCCAGATCGTTTCTCACGATCCCCAGCGCGTAGCCAAACCCCTTCCCCCGGTCAACCGCTGTTTTCCCTGCGGTTTCAAAGTCGCCAATGGTTGCGCCTTTCGAGATTAATTCAATTAAATCAGGATGTTGCGGGTTAACTTGCCCAATACCCGCAGACCTCAACGCCACACAAACCGCTGTTGCGGTACTGGGAATCACCACAGGTGTGTTGTTGATGTTGGTTTTTATTTCTGGATTCTGGCTAATGGATTCTGGATTCTGGTTAGGTTCACGAAATGAGGACGAATCGTTGCACGAATCGTGCCGTTTACGCTTGGCCTCGCGTGCAACGGCAATTGCACGATTCGTCTCCGCTTGCTTGGTGTATGAGGCAAGTTCTTCGTCACACCTTTTGTTATGCCATCCGTCATCGCCCAGAGCAAAGAACTCGTTCAGCACCACAGCAACGGCTTCGCGTTCCGCCTTGCTGTTTGCGCGAACCAGCCTGCATGCCTGCTTGATGTCGGCGGGGATCGGTGACTCGGTGCGGTAATAGGCGCGCATCAGACGCGAGTACGCAGCGTCCTCAAGCATCGACAGGTGCGCGGTGTCGGCGTCGTAGTCGCCTATGTGGTGTTTGTAGAAGTTCACTATTTATCCAATAAAATCAGTGATTTATCAAAATAGTTTGGTTTGTGCTTAAAAAGGTGTTGACCTTACGCGCAATGCGCGTATAATTCAAACCGTCGATACACGACAACCGCGCCTCGGGATCAGGGGCCACAGGAGATGAAAAATGAAGGTTACAAACTACAGCGTCAATGAAAACGGACTGAAAGAAATTCAGCAATTTCTTGCTGAGAATCACAAACTCGGCGGCGATCACTTCACCAAAGATATGCTTCGCGCTTGGGCAGCAGACGCAGAATTTCAGCTTGCGGAGGGGAATCCCCCTAGCATCGAAATTAAATCGTGGGACTCGATACACGGCGCCACAATCGAATACACGATCACAAAGCGCGGCCTTGATTCGTATGTTGTCGAAATTGAGTAACCACCAAAACCGCTCCGGGGGCCGCGCAAGCGGTTCCCGCAACCCAACACCGCAAGAAATCATCACCGCGCGCACCAAGGCCGGTTTAACGCAAACGTCAGCAGCGGAATTGCTGCACACAACTTGCCGCGTGTGGCAGCAGTGGGAGGCAGGCGATAGGCGCATGCATCCTGCGTTTTGGGAGTTGTTCCGGCTCAAGCTCACCCCAAATACTCCTTAATCATACGCATTGCCGCCGTAGCGCCTGCACAAAACCGCGCGCTGTAACCCTGCTGAATCAGCGCATCAAGATAAATCCGCTGATCGCGCTCGTGCTGGTTACGAGGCTTCGTCCAGTCGGCCCGCTTAAGCTCAATCCGCAGACCGTGATAACCGTTGCGCGGCACGTCCAGCACTAAATCAGGCGCACCAGGGCGCATTCCCTGGCTTTTGAGCGCGTTGACCTGGCGCGACCTTGCCCCGGCATCACCGGCCAGTACGGCGCCGTTAGGCACCGCGTACAGCAGCTCTGGGTTGATTCCCTTGCTTGGGGCAAAACTGTCCCACCAGTCGATTAGGGCGGATTGCTCTTGGCGCTCAGTTGGGATGGGCTTCATAAAAACGCCGTCCATTGATCGGACATCGCATCCGCAATGCCGGGGAAAAATCTCGACCGTTCGCGCCACCTGTCCGGGCTTGGCGGCATGCGATGCACTCGCGGCGTGCGGCCTTCAACAATCTTTGTGGGTGTCAGCTTCGGCAGATTGCGCAGCCACAAGCACGTGCGCTTGGTTTCTCCGTGGCCGAACTGCCACGGCTGCACGGATTGCGCTGGCTCCTGATAATTGCGGATCAGCGCCTTTGCGTGCCGGTGCATCACCGGGTTTTCCACACAGACGCGCTCTATCGGCGCATTCCAGAAATCAGAAAACAACTCGGCAGCCTGCCGCAAATCAGCCCACAGATTGCGCTCCGCCAGCCAGCGCACGCCTGAGTTACAGAGCCGGGTGCATGGCGGGTGCGCCACCATCAGCAAATCCCAGCCATCGTTCAAAATTTCGCGCGCATCGCCCTGGATGTGGAAGTCAGAACGATCCTCAGACGGCAACAAATCGCACGACCATGCCTCATGCCCGCGCCGCTTAAAAGCGTTGCGCACTATCCCGGAAAACTCGCAGGCGACAAGGACTCTCACGCCACCACCTCAAACACAGCCCAGCGCTGAAACGGTGGCCACGGGCGCGACAGCGCAGCATCACGGGCTTCCTTGCGCCGCTTGCTCTCGTGAATGCACGCCTTGCAATTGGGATGCAGCCCGCCCAGGGCATTCCGGTTGCGATGGAAAAACGTATCATCGAACGGCAAATAGGTTCCGCACTTGCGGCACAGTCGCAGGATCATCAGCAGACCACCAACACCGCACACCCGCCCCGAGCAGCCCCATTGCGCCGGATAAATCCGCGCTCGATCATGCCCGCAACGCGGCGGCTGACCTGAACATCAGTAAGCCCGGTTTTATCGCCAATCTCTTTGGCCGTCAGGCCCGTAAAATCAGCGTAGTGCAGCGAGTGCAAAATCATGCTTTCGTGCTTTTCAGCAAACCCGGCCGCTTTTTCCGCCGCAGCCTTGCTAGTGCCTGGATCGTCTTTGCGGGCCAAGGCGCGCGGCTCGATCACCGGCTCTACGCCTCGCCTCTCGTCCGGCTTCCCAATGCGCCTGTCGCCTTCCTGCGCAAACGTCACGCGAGGATCAAGGCCCGCCCGTTTAAAATCATCCACGGCAGCCGTCACGATGGGCATGGCCGCACGGTTGGCCGCGGCTTGTGCGCTGCGCTTATTAAGGATTTGTTGGGCGGATTCGCCAAGGGCCATCACGCGGCCCCCATCGTGCTAAACACAGCCGAGCGCGTGCTTTGCGGCAGATCACGCAGGCACAAGTTCCAATGGTCAAACAACCGCGCTTGCAACGGCACAAACGCGCGCACCTTCAGCGCCATGCCGCTTTTGTTGTCGCGCCTCATGTAGCGAATATCCGCGCCGTCTGTGCGCTTGATGATCTTGCCCACGTGCCGCAGATGATTCAGCGCGTTGGAAACCTTTTTGTTGATGGCTTTCGCGGGCATGTCATCGCCTGCAAACGCCGCAATCTCAGGCGCCGCGCACAGTTCGGCGTGATTCATGTCTTGCGCTGATTTCGCAAGCAAATCGAGTATGGCGTTGCTGATTCCTGTCCCCGCGCATACGTGCTTCCCATTGCTCACAAAGCGGCTGTTTACCATTCGCGTCCCCTCCTGGTTAGTTGACCAATTGACCGGCGCGCGCGCTCTGCGAGCACCTTGATTTCGAGTCGAGCAATGTCGGCAATGCGATCAATCACAAGCTCGTGCGCCGGGCGTTGTGTCGGCGTCTGCGGTGGCGGCGGTAGGTCGTGCAGCGCGCGGCGCAGTTGGGCAAGGTTAAATTCGCTCATGACTCCTCCCATTCCAGTTGATCGGTGCTTTCCATCTGCGATAGATGTTGCTTCGCGAGCGTCATGATTGCGTTGATCTGCTTCTGGTCGAAGCACTTCGCGCTCTGCGGAACAACCTTTAACCCTGCGGCATCAAGGTATGCCGCGACATCCTGCAAGCCACCGGCAATCCACTTCGACACCTTTGATTCGCACACACCTACAGCGCGAGCCACCTGCACCTGTCCGGTTCTGTGAAGGGCCGACAAGATCGTTGCCTCGATCTTTCTCGCTCTTTCCGATTGCTGTCGTGAAGATGTCTGCATGTCAGTCACTTACCTACCTCCCCAAAAAAATACCCCCGCGCCGGGAATCCCCAGCGCAGGGGCAAAGCTCGCAGAGAGGGAGGAGGAACCCCGCGAGCAATCCATGCGGTTCACCACGCCGCAGGACACGCACATCAGCGCGCACCTTGGGGATGCGCTGCGTGCTGTGTTTGTTGAAAGGGGTAGGCGGTGAGTCATGCTGCCGCTTTACTGTTGCGGATGTACTGCCAATCAACGTCATCGCGCAGAGATTCAACAGTTATCGCGCCACTGGACTCGCGTTCAATGTTGATGCACAGCGACTCACCAAGGCTTTGTCCGGCGCTGATGGCCTTGCGGAGATACGCCAAGGTTGTGCCGCACCGCTTGCAAAACGGCTCGCGCTCCGGGATCGGCATTGCGTTTAGGTACTCGAGTAGGTTTTTCATGCGCAGATATTACCGAATGGTAATGTTTTCTGCAATACCTTTCAGTAATTTCAAAGATTGCGGACGGAGCGGATAATTTATCCATGAATATTCAAGAAGTTAGGCGCTCAAGGCTCCGTCAATTGATCCGGGAAAAGTTCAACAACCGGCAAGCGGACTTTGTTGCGGCGACAGAGATCAACCAAGGAGAGCTGTCATCGCTTTTAAAAACAAAGTCATTTGGCGAAAAGAAAGCCCGCAAGATTGAATTGCTTGTAAACGCCTCGCCTGGCTGGTTGGATCAAAAAACGGATCAACCGGAACAAGCGGCAATCAATACCGACCAAGACCCCCGTGCGGCACTACTGGTGGAGGACTACTTCTGGCTGACTGAGGCGGAAAAAAAGAAGGTGCTGGCCGAGGTAAAGGCAATGGCCGATGGCAACCGCATCGTGATTAAGGAAATGTCCGGGAAACTTAACCCGCCTCCAGACGAGTACGTAGGCAAGATTTTGAACGGGAAAAAGGCGAAGCGATGAGATATTTCATTCTGGCAATGGCGTTGTTAGCGCAGCAATATCCAAGACCATCGACATCAAACCCCTTCGGCGGGAAAAAAATACGCCGTCATCACCATGTGGCCAAGGAGAGCGCCGGATTATGAAAATCTGTGGATACATTCTTGCTGTCTTGGCTGTGGTGTGGTTCATAAACGGGCTTA